GACGAGTCTTATCAAGCGGCCTTTGATGCTATGGGCATCAAGGTCGAGGTCTTCCGTGCTGGTAAATACAAGGCCCCCAACATCGCTGGCGAAGGCTATACGCAGGATATGCGCGCCATGGAGCAAGCAACCGTTGAAGCCATGGCCGAGGAGTTCAAGCAGACCGTCCTCCGCAAACGCTCAATGGCGAACCGCGCTGACATGGAAGGCCAAGTCTTCACTGGCCGCGAAGCCGCTAACAAGAACCTCATCACTGGCCTTGCCTCATCCTTTGCCGAAGCCCTCGTGGCTTTCGAGCAAGACGCATAACCTTACCCACCCCGCAATAGATATAACATGACTATCGAAGAACGCTTCAAAGCCGCCGAGGCCGCTGTCGTCTCCCTTACCGCCGAACGCGACGACCTCCGCAAGACGGTCGAAGCCTCTGTCGTTGACGTGTCCGCTGAACTTGACGCCGCTAAGGTGTCCGCTGCTTCTCAGGACCAAAAGGTTCAGGAGCTGGAAGTCGCCCTCGCTGACGCTAACGCTAAGATCGCAGAACTAGAAGCCACCAAGGCTACCGGCTCCGTCGAGGCCGCAAACATCCTAGCCGCTTCCGGTGTTGACCCTGTTGCCGCCCCTGTTGCTCAAGCCGCTCTCGGTTCTATCTGCGAGCAATATGCTTTGATGCCTGCAGGCGCTGAACGTCGTGCGTTTTTCAAACTGCATAAAGCAGTCCTCTTTTCCTCCAAATAATCTACTACCCAATATAACCTACCATGGCTAATACCATCAACAGCGCCCTAATCGTTGACACAGTCAGCGAATACGGCCTTACCAAACTCGCGAACCGCCTCGCTGCCCTCAGCCTTTTCACCACGGATTTCTCCGCTGATGTTAAGCGCCCTAAGGACATCGTTCAGGTTTCGCTCTCCACTGCTGGCTCAACGACCGTAACTAATCCTACGGACTTCTCGACCATCGGTGCGACCACCCTCGGCGCTTCTGCCGTCACGCTTGCTCACCTCTACCAGCCCTTCGGCTTGGCTTACGGTGACATCCAGAACGGCATCAAGCTTGAACGCTTGGTTAAGATCAACATGGACAAACTTGCTGACGCCATCTGGGATGCCGCTACTGCTCCTATCACCGTCGCTAACTTCGGAGCCGCCACCGTCACCGGTGCTGACTCTACGGTTACCCCTGGCTCTGCTAACCTTCGCGCTCTCTGGGCAGGTGTTGCCAAGGCTGACCGTAAAGCACTGATTGTTAACACGGGCATTTATAGCAACCTTATCCCAACCAGCACGACCTCCCTGCCTCTCTCGGCTGGTGCTTATGGTTTCGAAGCTGGTGTCTACTACGCTTCTGCCTTCAACTCGGAAGCCAAACTGGCAGGATTTGCTTGTGCGCCTGAAGCCATCGCAATGGCCGCCGCTGCTCCTGACTTCTCGGCTACTCAGAATGACTTCCTCGTTAGCGAGTCCATGGTTATCCCTGGTCTTGGCTTGAGCATCTTCTATAACGTCTGGGGTGATCCTACCACTCGTAACCTCGTTGGCTCCTTCGAGCTGATGTTTGGTGCGAACAAGGGCATCACGACTGGCACGATTGCCTCCGTCTATAACCCCTAATCTGGGCTGACGGCCTAAGACAGCCCCCAGCAATGGGGGCTTTTTTGTATCTCCAATTCCCCACCCTCCCAACACATGAGCATTTACGATACATTCCTCCCGGACTTCCAAGGCCTGCTAGCCGATATAGGCGTTCCGGCTACTGTCGGAGGTGACCTTTTCCTCGTTGGACTCTCGCGTCCGATGAATACCCCTAAGTTTGACTCTGGTGGTTTCACCGACCAGAAGATGTGGACGGTGCGATTTGCCGCCGCTACGGCCCCTTGGACGGCTTCTGACGGTAGAGTTGGAGGGCAGGTAGCCACTCTGGCCTCTGGGGTCCCTATAGCTGCCCTAGGCGAAGGTAAGAAATTGACCGTCAATGGGCAGGTCCTTCGCATTAAGGGACAGTCCTACAAGAAAACCAGCGCCGTCATCGAGCTAGACTGCATCGACGATAACCAGTAATGGCTAAGAAGAGCCGCATAGACCCTAAGAGCAAAGCGGACTTTGATAAAGCCATAGATCAATTTGCCGAAGATGTGAAGGTTTCCGTTGAAATAATCACTAACGAGCAAATGCGGCTAATGCTTAGGGATGCTATGACCTTTACCCCGCCTATGCCTAAGGGTGGTGGTCGAGGCCTAAGCGATGCCGCTCATAAGTCTGGTATGGGCAAGTTAGCCAAGGACGTTAATCGCATCTTTATTCCGATGGACAAACCCCGAAGGGCTATGCCGGTCATCTTGCGCCAGGTCATTAACATGGTTAAGTCTGATGATCGTGGTGGTTATCTCGAACTCTCGACTACGATGGGAAAGAAGAACGATGGGCGTTTATCCGGTATCTCTCCCATTATGCGTAAGATTCTCGACGACACGGACTGGGAGCGTGGCTTTAAGAAGGCTAAAAACTACTTAAGCCGTGCCAATATCTTTGGGCAAAAGACCGCAATCGAAGGGCCAACCAACGACCTACGCGGCATCCATGATAGATATAAAAACAAGGTTAATGGACGATGGCCCAAGGGAGCCCCTGTTGGTGGCCCTCAATACATGGTAGATTCGGTTAATTTCTTGCAAGCCTACATAGCCGAAAGGCAACTAATGGTCGGACGCGTCAAGGCGGGATGGGCGGCAGCCATGAGATTAATCCCTCCGCTGGTAACCTCGAAAGGAAGTGCTCGAAACTATGGGGTATATGATGCCCCCTGGGTTGATCGTAACCGCTCAGCCATGGGTCAGTTTTCCATGCTTAAGACTGGGAGCCGGGTAATGATGGAGGCCACTAACATGATAGGTAACATTAATAACGTTTCTTCCGAAGCAGGTACGGAAAACATTGTGTATGGTAACAGAGTTAAGCAGATTACTGGTACCGTTGAGGCTCGCAAAAGAGACGCAATAAAACGCGCTAATCGCAGAAAATAATAACTTTATGGGCACTATATCCGCACGACAAATCCTCGAAGCCGTTATCGCTTCTCACCTATCCGACCAGACTGAACTGACTGGAGTATCTATCTATACCGGAGACGGTGCAGATACTAACGTACTGCCTAAGCTCATTGTGCTCTGCGATTCGGCTCGAACGCCTAACGACTTACCCCAAGGACTGGGTAACTATATGTGCGGGACTCGCGTTACCATTTTCTCAAGCGCCGACGATAACACCCTGGTAGAACACCGGGCAAGATGTGCAGCTGTTGCCGGTGCTATGCAGGACCTGACAGCCATCAAAGCCAAGTTCGTGGCCGGAGGCGATGCGGCGTGCTACGACGTCACCCCTCAGTCCGAAGATGAAGGGGTAAATGAGCGCTCGTGGGCGTCTGTTATGAGCTACGATATCCTGATCGTGGTCAACCCTCAGGCATAACCTTACCCCCGAAACAATAGTATATGGCCGCCATAGTTAAAGGAATTGTCGCAATTTATGGTATGGAAGACACCACCGTGGCTAATGCCGTGGTGCAATCATATACCAACGATGGTGAGTTTAACAACGAAACGACTATTGTAGATGAGACAGGCCAGACGATTACTTGGCGTGGTGACGACCGCAAAACGCAGATCACTGTAGAATTAATCGCAAAAACTTCTTCGATTCCTGTGCTGGGTGCTAGCTTTTCAATTAATATTAACACCGATGCGGCTTATACTGACGGTTCCGCATCGACAGTTTTCTCCGGTTGGGTAACCAAAGTTTCAGATAAGGGTTCTAACAAGGCTTATTCTGCTGTAACGGTAACTGCTGTCGGTTACGAGGCCGTAGTCTAAACGATGGATAAGCGCGCCATTAGCGCGTTTACTGACCCAGCGCGAATCTCGATGCTGGGTCGGTTAGTTTTTCCGTTCTCACTACTTAGCCGGGTGCATTTAGAGGCGGCTGAATCTCCTTTTGTTAAGCCATCAACTACAGTCCGTCCGCTCGACCTTCTGATCGCGGTAAAGATATGCGCTCAAGAGCCCATCAATAAGCTAAGCCTAAAGGACTATTACTACCTAGGTCGCTTAAATGCTAACGAAGCATACTTTGTTAAACAGTTAGCCCGGTTCTCTGAATACGTATTAATTGAAGCCTGGCCTAAGTTCTGGGAGAAGAAGTCTAAACAGCAGGACGTGTCCGGTATCCCTTGGATGCTTACGGTAGTAACTAATCTGATCCGTAATGGTATCTCCGAGGAACGAGCATGGACCATGCCTGAGTCGCAGGCCATTTGGCTTCATTCTTCGTTTGCGGTAGCGCAAGGAGCTGACATAAAGATACTCACATCCGATGACGAAGAACTCCTCGAACGCCTTGAAAAAGAATGAGTAATTCCGTCAAATATAGCATCGATGGGGATACTAACGCCGAGCAAGTCTCAGGCCGCGTCAAGGCTTCGCTAACCGGCTTAGACAAGCAAATGGAAGGCATCGGTAAGAAGTTCGGCAATTCGTTTAAGGATTTATTCCTGTCGTTCTTGGGGCCCATGGCTTTAGTTGGAGCGGCCATGGGTTTCATTGGTAAGTTCATTTCTGATAACCAAAAGAGGCATGAAGATGCGACGCAATCTGCTATTGATGGAACTAATAAACTGATGTCCACCGAGGACCGGTATTGGGCTAATAGACGCAATAACGAAAGCACCTCATTTAAAAACGTACAAGAAGCCAACTTAGTACGCATCCAAACTACTGAACAATTTTTAAGAGAAGATCCGCGAGGCAATAAGATGATTGATGATGATGTTAAAAACAGCCCAAAGGGATTGTTTGAAAGCAATTCTCCGTATGCAGCTTTAAAGCGGATGAGTCTTTCAAAGGCTACTCAAGATAAGATTCAGGCTATCCTTGCCGAAGACATGAAAGCCAACCCCATCGCCATGGCTGGCAAGGACACCAGCTTCTCCGGCCCTTCTGGTTTCTCAAATATCATCGGCGTAGGCGCCAACCCGGTGCTTGAGAACATGACTCGTCAGACTGACATCCAGCAACAGATCCTTGAGCACTTGAAGGGTAGCAAGCCTATGCTTGGCATAACCGACGTAGACTTTACAAAAGGTAATCCAAGCATTAACTATACTACCTAACCATGGCACGAATTGATAAAGGCAACGAACTATCCGTTTCACAATTACAACCTGGTTGGACTGTACAGTCTGATGGCTTCGGCCTAAACACCGGAACGGTTACGTTTAAAGTTAATGCTGATGACGCGGCAGAATTAGACGTACGTGGGCTTGCTTTCCCGAAAGCGCCATACACCTATATGAAGGCTCATAAAGCTTCTATAACTTACGACGCATTAAACATAGCGACGATGCGAATTGATTACGTCGGAATTGATTCAAACGTAAATAGTGGAAGTATGACCAATCCGAATTGCCAAGCTGCCAATGGCTTGACGTCGGAAAACATTACGGCGCATCCTAACTTCTTTACTGCTCAAGAAGGTTATCTTGGAGCCATTGCCGGGCCTGCACCTTATACGCAAGACTCGGTTGATAATCTTGCTCCAACGGTAAACAAGGCTCCTGCTTTTCTTGGTCTTAACGGATCATGTTTTGAGCGTGAAAACGGAGGCCGTTTCATTGGCTTTGTTGACCCTTCATTCCCTCAATATTACGGAAAGACTCAGTACCTGTCTCCGACAACTACTTACTCTGGCATCATGTATGTTGAAAGCCAGGAGGCTGTTACGGTTCTTGTTGAATTGCTTAACACAAGTAACACGACACTAAGTTGGAGCACCTTTCCGCTTTTGCCTGCATGGGCTCCAATCGGAACCGGGTTTGAAGGCAACCCTGTAAACTTGCTTTCTCAAATTAACGTCGAGGAGTTTGGTGAGATATTTAAAATTAACTACGAGATTAGGTACTCACGGGTAGGTTGGGAAATTGACGTGTATAAAAAGCACGCCTAACCCATGGCTACTCAACCAGGAGTAGGCTATACGTTCACGTCCTCGAGCTTGGGGACTAACCTCACTATCGAGCAACCTTGGAGCGAGTGGGACGGAAGTGGTGCAACGTCACCTAAACAACAGTTTGAAATCTTCGCCGATAAATACACTGTTGGCGGCGTCTGGGCTGGACAGTATCTTATCCGGGTAGTCAATGGATCGTGCGCATTTACTCAGCTCGACGGTACTGACCAGAAGGTAATCAGCCAATTTACCACGACTATTACCAGTGGCGTTGTCCCGGTCATTGGTACGGATAACGACTATATCGCTCCTGCCATTGGAGCACCTGTCACCGGACCGAGCGGATACATCGTCAACGGTGGCGGTAGTTATGGGGTTTATATCTTACAGGTTACCAACCAAGACGACGACATCCCACCGGTCATCATTCTTTGCGCGTATTCGCCTGGGGACTGGACGACATACTTGCCGATTGAGCCTCCGTCTGGTTTGATTCCATCCTTTGCCGGATACACGGACGCCTGCTATCAACTGCTGGCTATAGGCCACATTACGCCGGGCACAGAACGCTATAACATCAACCAGCTTCTCATAGGGTCGCTAACGATGCCTGAGCCTATCAAGACAGGCCAGACCATGCCGACCCCTACCGAGTTCGAGCAGAAGCCATTTCCCTACGAGTGTCGCGGCGACTTTTCGGAAGCAGGTGAAAGCCGTAAGATGATACTCCGCATCGCCCTAGGGTCTTGCTCCTATTCCGTATCGGATATGCCGGAGATTTGGAAAGGCCCAATTGCTCGCACGCATCAAGTAGGCCATACCGTAGCAAACATTTTCCCAGAAGGTTCAAGCGCGGCAGGAGATACCTATGGCACTTGGATGAACAATGGTGGCGGCTATGACTTAGATGAAGGAACCTATAAAGTTTTTGTAACTAAATGGGACGTTCAGCCCGGTAAGGTTGCAGACGCTGGCTCGGCCTATACCGAGAAGCCAGCTTTGATGATTGTCGCTGAAGGCAATTGTGAAAAGATGTTCCCGGAGGCCGGACCGTCTTGCTACACGAACACGATGAACGTGCATAAGATGACGGGCTATGCTCAAGGTGATGACCATGCAGTTGGAACCTACCCAGTAACAGGCGATTGGGGTAACTGTCACACGTCTTATTATAACCCAATGAAGTTTGGTTATGCCGTAAGAATGGTTGCGGATGTAAGCGTTTCCTCGGCCTCGGCTCCGACTTGCACCATCACGACTTTGCAAGAGTCTACGGCTACCCTTAACCGTATCCTTGAAATTAAGTTTAGCGCTCAGAACAAAAGCGGAACGATTACTTTCACTTATGATGGCGAGACTTCTGATCCGTTTGATCCTTACGCGGAGTCGGCCAGGCACTTAAGCAAAGCTTTACAGAAGTGCGACTCGTTGAAGAAGAATATCATCGTCTCAGCAGGTGACGCGTTGACCTATTACGTCGAGTTCATTAACCACCTACAGCTGCGTGCGACCTTTGATATCGAAGTTGGGTCGAACTCCATGACAGGGTTCAAGACCTATGACGTAAGCCAACACGCTACCGGGATGATTGACCTATCTATTCCGCTTCAGTTCAATGGAACTCAGTTGATGAACGAGAAGGACTGGACGGAGGCCGACGACTATTATAACTATAATTTAGACAATGACTGGATAGATGTGGTCAATAGGCAGGACTTGCTGGACTACGCCATCCCTTCTGGTTGTGTAACAAATCTATCATGGGAAACCATCATCGACGATACCTACCCTAATCCGTATTTCCCTGCGGACTTTGACGACTTCTACTTCCGTGACGGATCGTGCGCTAACCAGTTGCCAGATTACACCGTACCACCTTTCACGGTCTATCAGGGCTCCGAGTCCGGCAAGTGGAAGGTTCAACCCGGCACGCTCAACGATTACGTTCCAGATAATATGGAGTCCGAGATTACGGCCTCAAGCGGCATGATATATCTGAAGATTTCGAACGATAACGGAACCTTACCGGGAGATACGCTTACCATTGAGACGGCGGCCACGACTCCTGTTGATACCGATACATTCGGCTACATCACATTGGCTGAGATTGTGGCCGGAGAAGATGGAGCACCAGCAAC